CGGTTGCCATGGAAGCGGCCAGCATGGCCGGCGCATCCATCCCCGGCGCGTCATCACCGAACATTGTCAGCGCCCCTCAACCGGATCACCGCGCCCCAGGCCAGGCCAATCGCAGCGGCCAAAACTGCAACCAAAAACAGTCGCTCATGCGCGCCTGCGATGGCAACCACCAAGGCAGCGCCAGCCGTGACAAAAAGCGTGTCTTGCACACAATCCCGCGCCGTCGCCCATGAAGGCGCGCGGAAGAAGTCAGGCACTTCCTTAGCCAGCGCATAGCTGAGCGCCGCCGTTGCGAAGGCCCAGCCGGGCGAAAGCACAAACAGCAAGCCGCCCGCAATAACCGCGCCGATCAAAGCATGCGCCATTTGCGCCGCGCACCAAAGAAACCACTGATCACGCTGCGCCGATGGGGTATTAAGTTCGGCCAGAATCAGGCGGAAGGCGCGGCGCCATTCGTTCACGGGATGGACGCCCCAAGCGTGAAAATCGCGTCCACCTGTTCTTCCGTCGCCAGATTCGCCATGATCATTGTGCCGATAAGCGGATGGTCGCGCGCAACTTCACGCATGGTCGCCCAGGTCAGCCGCGCAAGAAAGGCATCTTGCGCTGGCAACTCCGCAAACACGCTGTCAATTGCTATCGGCACCGCACCCGCGCGACCTGCGGCAAGCGCCTCGGCTTCTGTGATAAAGCCGGTCAAGGCAAGCGCCGCGAATAGCTGGCGGTTGGTAAGCACGATTGGCGCTGGCGGCGGCGGCACCGGCTCAGGCACTGGCTCAGGCGACAAGTCAACACCTTCAGGAGCCGCAGAGACATCGGCAAACAGCGGATCGCTTTGGGTCACATGGTACGGATGACCATTAAGCTTTATGACGAATGATCCGTCATCGCGGCGGTGAAGCAACGTCCACATTATGCGATCCTCCAGGCAAAGCCCTCAAACACGACGCCACCCGAGCTAATGATGGCCGTGCCACCGGCTGCGGATCCCGAAACAAACTGAAAGTTTGACGCGCCGCTTGCCGCCACGAACCCACGAACGGAATAAACCCATGTTCCGCCAGCGGGCAGCGTCCATGTGCCGCCTGGCGTTGTGGAAATGTGCTGAAAGCCTAGCAGAGAGGGGGACGCTGGCGCGCCAGCCAGCAACCGCATCCCCGCAGTCGTGGCCGGCTGATAGTTTACCAACACCCAATTCCCAGACCCAAGGCTGAAGGCAACAGCGGTATCACCAGCCGCCGTGGTGATATTCGCACCACCCGGCAGGATGAGGCTGGTTGCGTTATGCGTGAGCGTAAGCGCCGCTGCAAACCGCAATTGACGCGTGGCGCCATTCGGCGCAGTGCCCAGGGCGGTGATTGTTGTGGTGCCGGTAATCCGCACATTCCGCGAAGCCGTCGCGCCAATGTCTGTGGTTGCGGCGCTGGCGATGTCCACCTCTGATGTGGCATTTTCCATGACTGCCGCATTCCATGCCGAACTATTCCGCATCAGCATTGCCGAAGCGCCCGGCTGCAATACCAGCGCGGCAGCGCCGTTCACCAATTCTGCGCCATTAGGGTCAATGGTCAGCGCTGCCGTGCCAGAATTGATCACAAACCAACCCGCGCCAAGCGGAGCCGTGGCCACGGCGGGCAAATTAAGCGTTGCAGCGCTGGCGCCGGTGAAGACCACTGTATTCCCAAGGTCTGCCAGCGCAAGCGTTGCCGTGGCAGATATTGAAATGACTTCCCGCGCCGCCGGGTCAAACACGGCAAAGACATCCTTCGTGCCAGTCGGAAGCGTCACCAAGGCATTCGCGTTTGAAGACGCCAGCACCGTCGCGCGCGTCAGGCTACCAGGCGAACCGCCATCAAAATCGCCAAGGCCCAATTCATAGCCGGTTGCGAATTGGATCATGTAAAGAATGCGCCGGGAAGAAGCACCGAAGGCGACAATGAAGCTACGCGCATTCGATTCCGCCGCGTTCAACACAAGCGTTCCTGTGCCGGTTGTGCTGGTGCTTTGCTTGGCGCGATAGGCCGGAATCGGCATGTCGAATCTTCCTTCTACTTGCGGGCCAAGATGGCTTCGTTTTGCGCCGTCTGGCGCTTCAATTCGGTCAGCAGGCTTTTCAGCACATCAGTCTGCGCTTGGCCGGTGCCGATCACCGCCATTTCAAGCCGATCAGCGCCTGCCACCTGGGCTTCAAGCAGCGCGCCAAGATTGGCGGGATCGCTGCCTGGTGCGGCGGTGCCAAGCGTGCGGGAAACATCCGCCACCAATTCCGCGAAGGAACCGGACACGCCCAAAAATTCCTTGGCGATGGGCAGCGCGATCTGCGCCACGCGGGCAAATTCCGCCAGTTCAGCCGGGGTTGCGCCATCCAGCAAAGGCTGCTGCGCCGCCGATAGGCTGGACAGGGCCGCGCCGTAGCGCGCTTCAAGCGGCAGGCCGCCCAGATCGCCCATGGTGAGGTTTTCAAGCAGGCCCTGCGCGATTCCCTTCATCTGGTCACTGAACTGCCCCATCTGATCATTAAACTGACGCATCACGGCCAGGCGTTCATCTGCGATGGTCTGTTCCAGCGTCACCACGCGGCGGCGGTATTCATTGCCGGTGCGCTCAAGCCCAAGCTGGAAAAGCTGATCCTGAAAGGCGCGCATTTCCGCTTCAGCCTGCAAGTCAAATTGCGTTAGCGCGGCGCTGCGCGTATCGCCATTCAGCGTAGCGCGCCGCGCGCCAAGGGTGCGGTCAATAATGTCAAGGTCGCGGGCCCGATCCGCTTCAAGCTTTGCGATACGTTCCGCGCGCTGCGCCTGCAAATCTGTTTCAGCCAGGCCAAGATCACGCGCCTTGCCGATGGCTTCATCATAGGTTTTGGTCAGCGCTTCCATCGCCGCCTTGAAAGCGGATGTTTGCTGTTCCGCCTTGCCGAGCGGTTCAAAAATCTGCGTGATGAAATCCGCCGCTTGCAGCGCCTGCGTCAGGTCTCCGCCGCGCCCGGCCAGCGTGCCGAAGGCGCTCATCTGGTTCGCGTTGCCGCTGCGAAGCTGGCCAACCAGCCCGGTCATGGACAGTTCACGCGGAGACCCGGAAGCCGCGCAAAAGCCGACCGCTGCCTGCCCCGCGCCTGCGAAGGAAAGGCCGCGCGCGCCGATCTGTTGGTTGATCGCGTCAAGCTGCGCTTGAACTTCCGCCGTGGCTGCACCGCCATCCCAGCGCTTACCGCGCGCGCCAGTGATGGTGAGCATGCCATTGGCGTCCACACCAAGGAACACGTCACCGCCGGCGCGGGATGCCATGCCTTTTTTGGTGGGGCCGAACATGGCCCCGCCGCCGCCGCCAAGGGCACCGCCAATCAAACCGCCCGCCAGAGTGCCGACACCCGGGATGATGGAACCGATAAGCGCCCCTGCGATAGCGCCACCACCTGCGCCAATGGTGCCGCCAGGCCCCACAGTGCCGCGCTGCGACCCAACAAGCGAACTGGCCAACATGCCAGCGCCAAAACCCGCCCCAGCGCCGCCCAGAAGGCTGCCAAAGGTTGCCCCCATGCCAGAAGGGCCAAGCGCCGTAGCCGGAAGAACCGGCCCCATCATGCCGGCTGGCAGCGGCGCCGTTGCCATGGCGCCCGCGCTGGTTGTGAATAGCGGGGTTGAAAGCAGACCGCCCGCGCCTGAAAGGCCAAGCGAAGCACCCAGGCCAGAGAACATGCCACCGGATGAACCGCCGCCAAGCAGGCCCGAAAAGCCCAGGACCTCCCCAATGCCAACCGAAGGCATGCCCGATGCGCCTGCCACAGGCGCGGAAGGCTGCGCCGCACCGCCGAAAGCCCCCATCAGCGTCGGGCGGCTGGTGCCGAAGACGGCATTCGTGATCGGCGTCACCACGGCCAGCTTTAGCAAATCCGCCGCGATGCTGGCGGTGACGCCCTTCATGAGGCTTTGGAAATCCAGCGCCGCTTTGCCGCCCGCCGTGAAGGCATTCACCAGGCCGGTGCCGATCCGGTCCATGGCGTTTTCGCCGATCTGCGCCAAGGCATCACGGGACCGGCGGGCGAATTGTTCAGCCTGGCGCGCGGCCTGTTCCTGCGCTTCACGCGCGGCGCGGGCGGCGGGGTCCAGCGCGGCGACCGCGGCATTGTATTGTTCCTGCGTGATCCGCGCGGCGCCGAGCGCGGCGCTGAGCGCCAGCACCTGTTCGCCATAGCGCTGCTGTTCCGTGGCAGCCGCGCCCGCAAGCTGGACGCCCTGCTGCACAAGGCGCTGATATTCGCGTTCGGCTTCTGTGATTTCTTGGCGCGTGGCGCGACCACCACCGCTGCCACCGCCTCCGCCGCCAGATGGCGGGGGCGGAGCATTTAGGAGGGAACCTGTTGCTTCGTTTAGTCCCGCAATCTGGCCTTGCAACCAGCGCAAGCGATCATCAAGTTCTCGCACTGCACCTTGACGCTGCCGAAGCTCCGCTGATGTTTGCTGCACCCTAGGGTCATTGGCCGCGCGCTGCCGAATGCCCTCAATTTCCATTTGCAGGATGCGTTCGCTTTCTTCAGGCGAGATAGAAGACGCGCCACCGATCTGCGCCGCTTCACCCTGCCTTTGCGCCCGGAACCTCGCTTCATTGAAACCAATGCGGCGGTCAAATTCTCCTTGAATGCTCGTGATTTCATTGGAAAGTGCTTGCCGCGAAGCTTGGCCGGCGGTTGCCAATGATTCCAGAGTGCGCACTTGAGCGCGCACAGCCCTTTCTGCGGCGGTTTCCGACAGCCGTGCAAATTCGAGCAAGACATCATTGACTTTTTTGAGCTCATCCGCGTTTTCGCGGTAGCGGCCAGTCAGCCAGTCAATCGTACTACCAAAGGTTTTGCTGATCGAGTCCCAATTTTGAAAAATGGTATAGGCAGCACCGGCCACTGCAACCACACCACTAATCGCCCCAGCCAGGCCAGCACCAGTGCGCAGCGCGGTTGCAAGCCCAACCGTGCTGCGCGCCAAATCTTCAAACTGCCGGCCGGTATTGGCAAGATCGCCATTGATCTGCCCAAGCCCGGCCCGCAAGGCATCGCCCGCGGCGGATACTGCCGCCACACCACGGCCAGCCGCTTGCCCGCCCGCTTCAAGCTTGCGCATGGCGGTATCGCCCACCTGGCCAAGCTGTTCCAACTGCGCGCGCGCTTCCTGCGCACCATCAAAACTCAGCCTGATGGAAAGGCGCTGATCGGAAGAACCGCTCATGAAAGCCTCCCTGCAATGGCTGCGTTGACTTCACGTTTTACTGCCCGGCGCGCGGCTTCAGCCGGGCCGGAAATGTCCAGTAGTTTCTTGCCTTGAATCTGCTTGCGCAGCGCAAAAAGCGGCAGGCCCTTTGGCTGATCCGGAGCGTAGAAAACCGCCGTCAGGCCATCGCCCTTACGCGCCTTCATGATCACGATGCGCCGCCCGACCAGGGGTGCATTCCGGCCTTTCGGCTTGGCTTTTGCTATGCGCGGGCCGCGCTTGGCGTTATGGGCGGAAACCACCACGGCGCGCAGCAATTTTGCCGCCGCTTCAATATCAGAAACCTTACGCCGCTGGCCGGCCGGCACCGCGCCGCCCTTGCGGCTTTTGGTGGAATAGCCAAGGCCAAGATGGATTGCGGCGGGCAGGGCAATCACCAGATATTGCGCGCGCACCGCGCGAACAAGGCGGCTTTCTTCAAAGGCGCGGTGCAGGATGGTGCTTTTGGAATAGACAACAGCCGCCGGCCCCATATTCAGCTTCGATCGGCGCTTGGGGTATTTGTCCAGGCGCCACGCCTTTTCCAGCCCTTCACCCAAATTCGCGCGGCGCACCTGACTGCGCAATTCCGCCTGCAGTGTCTCACCCGTGCGATGCACGCCATCACGAAGGGCAGAGGCAAGAATTTCCTGACGCTGCTTGATTTCTTCCGAAACCATGCCTTGAACCTTCATCAGGATTTTCACTCGCTGCCCCTTCGCCGTTTCTTCGCCGCGTCCATTTCCGCTTCGATCCCGCCCAGCGTGCGGAAGGCATCGAAAACCCATGCCGCCTGGTCCGCCACGCCACCCGCATCCGGCCAGGCGGCATAGCCACCCATGCCAGCGCGGCAGGCGAACCAAATCTGCACAAATTCAATGAATGGCCGCGGCGTGGTGATGCGCGGGTTCTCAGCAACCTCCTCATCACCAATCAGAAAAGCGCCCCCATCGGAAGCGTATCGACCTTCTCCTGCGCCAATGCCGCTGAGTGCGGCAAAGGCGCTTTTCAGTTTTTTTCCGCGGCCTTGGTGACCTGCATCATATCCATGGCAGCGGCAGCGATGATGGAAAGGTCTTCTTCGCCGCATTCTTCCAGCAGCGCATCCGGCACCAGGCCGCGCGTGCGGGCAAAGGCGGGCAGCAGGTCAGAATTCCAGCCACGCAAAGCGTGGCGCGCGGTGACCAATGGCATCAGGGAGAACCAGCGCACCTGATCTTCAAGCATGGCGCAATAGGCCGGCACCCGGCGCGCTGCACTTTCCATGACGCGCAGCGCATCCTCATCGGATTTGGCCATGGGTTCCGCGCCATCGGCCAAGGCCGCTTCAGCGCGGGCAATCACCGCCAGCAAATCGGGCAGGTTGTCGGGCGCCAATTCCTTGAGCGCGCTGGCCAGCCCGGCCAGCAATTCATCCCGCATCGGCAGGCGACAGCCTTCGCGCGCCATATCAGCGCGATATTCAGCGCGTTCGCGGATGGTGAGCGCGGCTACGGTATAAATCGCGCGCTTGCCTTTCACCTGCCGCGTGGTGTGACGGGAAAGGATGGCTTCTTCATTTTTCATGGGATGTCCCTTGTGCGAGGGGTGGTTGGCCGGGCCGCGCACACGGCCCGGCCAGTGTCACGCACGGCTTGCCGGTCAAGGGCCTGGCCGCGCGCAACGCCGTTCCGCTGTGCGGCGGATTAAAAGGCGGTGATAAACACGGGGGCGTCAGCGCCGTCCGCCTGGAAGCCGATGCTGTCAACCGCAAGCGAACCGCGATCACCCGGGTTCATCGCCGTGGCGCGGATGGAAGGCAGCACAATGGCGAAGCGATTGCCCACTAAGCTGCCCACGATGGCACCCAAAATCATGTTGGTGCCGTTGCGGAAATTGTTGAAGCGGCTGACGGAAACAGTGGTGTCCATCAGCGGGTCAAGGCTGCCAGCCACGTCGCGTTCCACAGGCACGGCGGGGTCATAACCTTCCGTGGCTTCCGGGTTTTCAGGCAACACCGTGGCCACGCCGGCCTGCACAGAAAGCGCGCGCACGCGGGCGACCGCACCATTCAAGCGGCAGGCGCCGGCCACAAAGCGCGGCGCGGTTGGGCGGATAACCGTATTCCAGCCGGTCGGCAGGGCGGTTGCGGTATAATCCACAAAGTTCCCGACCAAATCAAAGGACAGCATTCCGATCCCGCCCGTGGTCAAATCCAGGGACCAGGTGCCCAAGCAGCCCGTAAAGCGCCAGCGCATGCCATCCGCGAAGAAGTAGATGGTGCAGGTCTTGAACACCGCTTCATCGGAGGTTGGCGCGTAGCGCTGGTTGATGGGGATTTGCGCCGTTTGCGTGGTAGTAAAGGTGGTGGCAACCGTGTGGATCAAAGTAGCCACGCGGCCAGCCGTGTAATCAGAAATGGCGCTGAGCGCGGGCTGGTCGCCCGTGATGGCGCCAAGCGAGACGGGCATGCCGCGATAAAGCTGCGCCGTAGAAGCGAAGGTGGCGCCAAGCGTTGCGGTGTTGGTGGTGCCAGCCGTCAGGGCAAGCGGGCTGGCAGGCACCGCCGCAGCGGTAAGGGTTTCCACCATGGTCGCGCATTGCAGCAAGCGGCCCCATTCCGGCGCCGTGCCGGCCGTGCCCGAACCGCGCAAAGGCATCATCAGGCGCAAACGCGGGCGCAGACCACCCACAATGGCGGGCGAGCGATCCAGGCTGCCAGTCAATTCCGGGTTTGGCACCGCAGACTGATCGAACTGGATTTGGCAATCGGACCCAATCCAATCCACATTGGCGGGCGTGCCAGCGATGGCATCAACGCCAGGCGTGGCTTCAATTTTGACAGCGACGGCAGCTTTGCGCAGCGCCACCAGATTGGTGCTCATGTTTGATCCTTTCTAGGAAGCGTATGGTGACTTGGCCGGCGTCATCGCCAAGGCTTCAAAGCTGGCGTTGAATTCGCCCGCGGGCTTGGCGGATTCTTCTGTCGAATACGGTTCGAACTGCGCGGTGCCGACATTGCACTGGACAAAGCCTGAGCCCAGATCATGATCCTGCAGCGCCGCGACCACGCGCGCATGCAAATCAGACAGCGCCTGGTCGGCTGCCAAATCCGTGGCGGCGGTGATGTATCCCGCGACAGCAAAGCCAATACGCCACTGGGTTTCCCCAAAGGACATATCTTCGTCAGCATCCATGCTGGTTCCCGTGATCACAACGGCAGGGCAATGGCGCGGGTCCAACGCAGCGCGATACGCGCGCAGCACTGTCACGCCGGTAAGCTGCGCGGTCAGGCGCGCGGCAACGGCGGCCAGGATTGCTTCACGAATGGGCGTGGGCATCAAGGTTCTGCCGCCAGCATCAAACGCCAGACCAGTTGCAGGTCATCACGTTCCGCTGATTTGATGCGCAGATCATCCGTGCCGATCACCAGCCTATCGCCTTCGGCGGGCTGGGCGGGAACATCTGCAATCAGCATATCCGCCATGAGCGATGCCTGCAGACTACCCATGCCGCCGGCCGGGCCATAAACAGGCTGGATGGGCGCTGAGCGGATTACGCGCAGCGCCACCCCAGGACCGGAGCCGCCAGCGTAATAGGTGGCGGGTTCCGATAGGTTTTGGTCCGCGTGCAGCACGGCGGCTGCGGCGGAAAAAGCATCTGGCATGATGGCACCCAGGGCGGGTTACCCGCCCCGGTTAAGCCTTACGCGCCAGAAGCCGGGCCGCGCGCCAGAAGCGTGCGGACGGTTGTGTCAGCCGCCGCCGCCGCCGATGCGGCAAAACCGACATGGAAGTTGCTGGTGGATGTCGTGGTCAGGCGGCGGTTGGTGTTATCCCAAAACAGCCGCGCGCCCTGGGTAACTACCAGGGAAGGCTCTTTCGTGATGTCAACCACGCCATCGGTCAAGCATTCAATGGTTGCGCCATTGGCGCCATCGGTTGTGGCAACGCCAAAGATGGCGCCAACCAAAACACCCTGGCCAGATGTCACGGCATAAGGAAGCACCAGCGGGATCGAATCCCCGGGGCGTACATAGTTCTTCATGATGAGATTTCCTCAAACGAAAGGTTGCAGAAAAAGGCGGGCTTGCGCCCGCCAGCATCACGCGCCGGAGCTGCGGTTCATGCCGCGCCAATCAATCGCCTTAGCGCCGAAGCAATGGGTGGCCTTGATCACCAGGCCATCCGTGTCTTCATCGCTGTAGGACGTGATTTGCGGTTCTTCCATGCCTGCCAGATAGGCGTATTCCACCGTGTCAATCTGGTCAGGCGAGCACATCAGGTAATACTGAGTGGCGCTGGAAAGGCGCGGTTCGGCAACCACCTGCATGGTATTCGCGAAGGGGTTGACGGCCGTGGTGCTGGCCGAAGACGGCACCACATTAGTCGCCATGAAGGACAGGGCGGCGGTTTCAAGTTCGGCCGGCACCAGCAGGATATTGCCGATCAGGTTCAAGATGTCGCCATTCGGCGCAGTCTGCTTGCGCAGATTGGTGCGCGCGGCACCAATAGCGGCCACGCTTAGCGCACCAGTGCTGACATTCGCATGCGAAGCACTGAAAAGCGCGTTGCCATCGGCCATGTTGCCGTTGGTGTTCAGGATGCCATAGACCACATCGCTTTCCAGCCGCGCCGCAGCGGAACCAAACATGGCAGGGACGCGGGAAATGCCAGACAGATCATCATTGATAATCGCTTCGAAGGTTACCCCCACGCG